GCACCATAGTCTGTCAATAATGTCTCAAAGTATAATGCTTTTGATTGTATACTTCGGACTGAGATCCATAAACCTGGTGTTAATTCACCATGACCTTTCTGGTGATCGTATAAAAATTCTTTCTTTACAAACACCTGTTGTAAAGGTAAGGGATGTACCAAATAAGACATTACTTGAGGTTTTTTTGTACTTGTTCTAAAGTTTGTTTCATGTTACTGAATATAGTTGACATATCTGCATCACCAAAACCTAATTCTTTAGCATGAGATACAATATAATCTTTCATTTTCTTTGCTTCTTTATCCTCAGACAGGGTGAGTCTCGTCCACATAATCTGTTGGCGATCAAGTAATTCTTTGACCGTATCAATATGATCAGACTTCGCTTCGTTACTCATCATAGGAAACTTGAGTATGACATCATACAATTCTTTTTGAAGAGATGTAATCTCATCCATCTCTGTCTTCACTTGATCAGACTCAAAAAATTTACTCATGTTTCTCCTTGATTTTATTCATAAGATACTGTCTATATTTGTCTTTGTCAATATTTAGAAATGGTATATACTTCCTTATCTTCATACCAACAACTTTCCACACAGGATCTTTCAATTGTCTATCATAGTCCTTACAATACCCAAAAAGTTTTTCATAAACACACATCTCTTCCGCACTTATATTACCTGCTAGATGCTCTTTCAGTATAGGTGGATGACCATTTGATGCATCAAAAAATTCATCATATGTATATTGATCTAAAAATTCTTCTGACTTTTGTTTGAAGTGGTAGAATAAACTTTCATTTCTTTTTTGCCACTCTTTATAAACAGTTTCACCAGACCTAATGATGTTACCTATCCATAATCCTTGTGGATTATCTGTGTCTACAAAATTTGCAAGAAAAAAATTCTTGATCTCAGGATCTTTATATTTTCTCGACATTTTTTCAAAGAAATACCTATCCTTTCTTTTGTAAAAGGAATCTATTTTTGCTCTTGACTTACCACCATATTTTTGGTAGTCATACTTCTCTTTAGTGAAGTGATTTTTGTACGCAAGGTACTCTTTGTAGGTATCAAATGGTGTCAATGTAGGCAATGGATTGCTCCTCAAATAGCAAGAAACTTCGCTCTAGAAGTTCTTTTCAAATAATTTAGATTCATAGCGTTACCCTTCAATTTTTCCTTCATAGGTTTAGTGATGAGTTTAGATACAGATTCAATCTCAATACTATTTTGTTCACAGTAATGACAGATTGCCTCAATGTAATTCATATCGAGATTGTTTTGCACTAGGTTCTCAATATCATTTGTAAACTTGTCTTGACATAAGAACTTGTTCTTTAGAACTGCTCTCATTTCATTTTTGGTTGCCATTTAATTTGTCCTCCACAAATTTTTCGATGTACTTGACTAATAATCTCATATATTTCATTTTATCATACTCTTCGTAAACCGTCACCTCTCCATTCTCACACGTCATGAGAATGACAAGTTTCTTTACAGGTATGTTTGTAATCTCGTAGAACATACAAGCATATGCTGCTGCTTGTACAAAGTAATTCTCTATCCACTCTCTCGGTTTAGGTTTCGCAGCAGTTTTGAAATCAATGATTGACAATTCACCATTGTACTCTGCTATGCAATCAACAGTTCCAGCAACACCTAATTCGTTGCTGTATAAACTTTTTTCCAAAGCGTAAATATTATTTATATTTTGTAACAATTTTTTTGATTGAGTGAACAACATCTTACTACTAGGGTTGTCCAACACCACATCTTTATTGAGTAAATGATTCTCTATCAAGGTATGTACTTTGGTTCCTCTAGACGTTGCTCTCCTTGTAATTCTATCTGCCTCCTCATTACCTACTCTCTTTCTCCAGTCAACAAAGATGTGTTTATTAAAATGAGAAGTGACCGAGGTGATGGACACCATCGGTCTATCATTCACATTGTAGTATCTCACTCCATCAATAGTCTTCCTACTAAGAGTAGGGAGATCACATTCTACATGATTGTACATTACATACCTAGTTCAATTTTTGAGGTGATGTAACTCTTGACCAGACCAGACCTAACGATATCATCAAGACCAAATTCAATTAGATCGAACTCAGGCATGCGAGTAATGATTCTTTGGAAATCTAAGATACCATTCTTCTCGTTTGTCCTTACCAAATCAGTTTGTGCAACGTCACCACAGAACATTATCTTGGTGTCTTCACCTACTCTTGTTATTATACTATCTAACTCATGAAAATTCAAGTTTTGTGACTCATCCACAATAACTATAGAATTATCAAGTGTTGTACCTCTAATAAATGAGGTAGACCAGAAGGTCACACTCTCCTGTGCCTTGAGGTTACCCCATAGCATCTCAAACTCATTGTCAGTGGGCAACTCAAACATATACTTTACCATATTTTTATATGGTATTTGGTATAGTGCCGACTTATCTTCGTGATCACCAGGTAAGAAACCTATTTCTCTTGTGGACACCAGTGATCTTACCAAGACTACCTTTTGGTACGGTGTAAGGGGATCAAGAACCTCCTTGAGTGCTTGGTATAATGTTATGAATGTTTTACCCGTCCCTGCTGCACCATAAAGAAATAAGTTTTTACCCTCATCATATGAAGCAAAAGCATGTTTCTGATTAGGAGTGATGGGTTGGACATCAACCATGATGTCAGAGTTATATGGTTTCTTTCTCTTCATCTGCTTCGCAGTCATACCAGCTCCGACGCTGATCGACATTTTCTTTTTACGTGGCATGTTAGAAGTGTGTAGTTTTTTGTGGTTTGACTTTTGCACCTGGTACTTGTGCTACCTTTGATAGCACCTCGTTCCATCCACCATCTGTTCTACTATACACATCACCCGTGGCACTTACTACACCTCCTGATCCCTTAGACCAATCTTTATCCCAGTCGGGGTTGTCTTTTCTGAATTGATCATATTCTTTCATTGACATTGAGAGTTCCTTAGTCTCACCTGTCTTCAAGTTCTTTATTGGATATGTCGGCATGTGTTTTAGCGAGTGATTTATTTAGTGTTGCAAGATAGGCAGCACCTATAGAGGTACCACCATCATGAGCGATGGGCATTGCCCTTATACGAACGTCAAGTTCCCTCTGTAATCTATAGTTTACCACACAATTGAGAAAACAACCACCAGACAAAACAAGATTACGATCTTTATACATTTTACATAATTCGAGTGCTCTTTTCTCCCATGCCTGTTGCACATAGTATGCCTCATGCTTACCATATGCTGCAAGACCCATGACTTTACCTGCATCATGCTTATTGAACCCATAATTAGCACAGACAAACTCAAACTCTTTACCAATACCTTGATCATCTGGTGACCAATATTTTTTATGAAGCACCTGCCATGATGGTAAATCAAAGATGGTTTCTATCTCTATACCATCTTTTGTTTGTGATCCATTCGCATCTACCACCACGGCTATGGCATTATCAAACCCTGAGTTATAAAAAGCAGAAGCAGCATGACATTTATGATGTTCGGATCTGTAATCATATATCTCTGCGTCTGGAAACTTATTCTTTACAACATTCAAATCAAGAGCTGATATAAGTTTTTTAGAATCCTCATCCCACTGACAATCACATATGGCAACAGCATCTATGTCATGCACATACTTTATCAATGACCTGACAGCGTAATCTCTTTTCTTTCTGGTGATTCTTTCCGACTCAAGATAAAAATCCAACTTACCATCTCTCATCACACATACCGAACCATTATTAGATAGGTTCAACCCTAGGACTGAAAATTTTGCGGAGATTTTTTTTCCAGATTTATGTAATTGAAAAGTCATTTTCCCCTGAGTTTTTGCACCTCTGGAAAATAAAGATAGTCTATCGCACTATCTTCAAAGGTATCAATCGCATCCTCTGGTGTCTCTACCAAAGGTTCACCTGATAAATTGAATGACGTGTTGAATAGTAGAGGTGTTTTAGTTATCTGATAAAAAGAATCTATCAAAGTAAAGAAGTGTTTATTATCTTGAATACTTACAGTCTGCACTCTGCATGTTTTGTCAATGTGTAATACAGCAGGTATCTTATCATAAGTATGTGGTTGTGCATCTACAGCATACATCATAAAAGGTGACTCAGTAAGACCACCCATGTCAAACCAATTGTGTGCATGATGAAGTAGCACACTGCAAGCGAAAGGTCTAAAAGGTTCTCTATTTTTTACCATATTAATTCTATCTTTACCATAAGGATCTCTTGGATCATATAAGATAGAACGATTTCCCAATGCTCTAGGTCCTGCCTCTGATCTTCCTTGAAATATTGCAACAATTTTTTGTTGTTCCAAAAGTTTTGCAACGTCCATGGAGCACACCGTGTCGCCTTCTATGTGTGATAAATCATATTCAGGACCTAAGTAAAGAGAATCAATCATTGTGATGATGTTGTGGATAGTCTTGTTCTTGTGCTTTCTGAGTCATGATTGGTCTTTCACCACCACCCTCATGTCCATGAGCAATACCGAGTTCATGCATTCTAGCATGCTCTTTGATTTCATCTCTCAATCCTTCACCACCTTTACCAAATGTCTTATATAAACCATAGATGATAAGACCAAAAACAAGTAGTGCCACAAAAACTAAGAAACCTGTTTCAGGTTCTAGTTCTAGGTGTGGTATCAATGTCTCTTGACATCTCTTTATTTTCTCAGGATCATTCCATGTACCAGGTAGTGTGTATACAGGAGGGCATGCTGCGAATAATTTTACCATGTTTTAGCGTGTGTGTTTACTTCAACGGGAGTGTCACTCTCAATGTGATTGTGATCGATTGTATCTATATGAGCATGCTCTATGTTCAAATGCTCTAGTGCTTGTGCAATTCTCTCAAGTGCAACAGCGATACGATTTGTGTCAATTGGGTTCATGATATCCAAGTGGGTTTACGAGATGGGTCACGCAAATAATTGTTTGCGACCCAAGGTTTAGATGCAATGTAGCGTTTGTAGGCAGTGAAGATGTCAATACTGGTGTCGTATTTGAACTCATCAGGACCTGCAAATGCAAATTCTGTAGGATCAGATTCTTGCATAGGAAATATGTGTGTGCAATGTGCGATGGTTGACTTGCAACTATGTGTCTTACCATACCTGTGTGTGTATTCATCACACAAAGCAAGACCATGTAATATCAACCATGTCCAATGCGACTGTGCCCATATTGTACATGGATGGTTGCGAAATGCACCCTTCTCTGTTTTATATGGTGTGCCATCCAACTTAGGCAGTGTGCCAAAGTTATGACCCCACTTATCAGATGCAACGATGGCAAGCATCTGACATGTTTCCAATGGCATCTTGACAATATGCTTATCAGGCAGTGATTGTGCAGATACAATTGGGTTTGGGTCTGTAACAAAAATGTTCATACCTTTAGTATAACACCATTACCAATCTAATGCATCACTTACTGTGGGAAATTGTTCAACGAATATTTTTTTCACTGCTTGTGCAATCAACATATGTTCTTTTTGTGTGCCATTTGCAGATCTGAGATTGATATAATGTATCCATGATCTACATGAACCTGTCATGTATATTCTTGTAGGAGTGCATAGAGGTAGAACCATACGTGCACATTCTTTTGCAACACCTTCCTGTAGCATCTGATTGTAAAGAGAGAATGCACTACTGAATAGAGTATTCATTTGTGCATTGAGTTTGTCTACAACTTTGGGGTCTAGATCATCAATACTATTCTGCCTGTTCTTATTGTCTTGTCTTCTCAACTCTGGTAACTCTATAGTCTCAAGTAACTTAGCGTCAGCATATCTTTGACTGAACTCTTGATAGGTAAATGACCTGTGTCTGAGGATCTGTGCTGCGATAGCACGTGTAGTCTCTATCTCTACAGTCATAGTAGATTGTTCAAACACAGACCAATGATTGTGTTTGATACAATACCTCAAGAGACCTGAGTAATTATCGTTCTCTTGATTAGCAGGGTTAGATACTCTGGCGATATATGCCATAGTTTTCTCAGCATCAGGAGTGATGCTTATTAGTCTTGCTGTCATGTTCCCTCGAACTCATCATCGTAGTCCAGTTCAACTGGATCCACGTCTGAGTATCTATACGACTCAGTGTCTGAGAATACTTCTGCTTTGAGAGCAGATAATAACATCTCAAGATCAGATACTATGATTTTGAGTTTATCTCTATCCATTCCAAGTACTTGTTTTTGATAACATTTCTGCTTTTTCTTTCACTAATGTCTTCATAAGTTGAGAGTATCCACAATGATAAACCTCCATCAACTTTTTCTCCATTTCTTGTAGAGGTTTCAGTTCATATTGATTGTATGATACTTGCTTTCTTATTGGTCTTTTGTTGGGATTTTTAGTGTATGCCATAATTATGCACTTGATACCTAATTATTATAGCATAAAAAAAGGAGGGGTCAACCCTCCTTTATTTTAGCTGCAAGGTGATGCCTTGCTTTTGACCTTGAGTCCACGATACATGAGATCGTGACGTTCACGCTTATGCGATTCTTCAATCACTTTTGCGTTGTACTCTTCAGTGTCGTACTCGACACCACGGTAAGTGACTTTTGCCATTGGTTTGTCCTCAGTAGTAGGCGTTTTTAGTGCCGTTCCTTCAGTCAACTATGCGTCCTCTAAGAGGATGAACGATCCGTTCCAGTCTGACTTACTTGCGTCCCGAAGGATGAACGTAAGGATATGCTAACATATCTACAAGTATTTAGCAAGTAAAAATGTATCGGTTGTTACCGATCTCTCCAATTTATCTCTGGATATGCCTCTTCTACTACATTTCTTGTAATTCTGTATTTACTTTGAAGATCTTTGTCCTTGACAAGGCATACAATCTCTGCCTCTTCCGCTTCAAGAGACTCAAGTAATTGTATGAGTAAATTTTCTCTTCTCATGTTGGAGATCTTATCATTACCACCTCGCACAAAATTGTAGAGGGTTCTCCACTCATGAACTAATCGAGTATGACCCATCGTTCCCTTAGGTGACTCGTTAGGTTTGTATGGCACTTCTCCTTCTGGAACTGCACTCTCAATTCCTTTGTCAAAGTTCCATATCAATAGTGCTTTGACATCATCACGTTTATGTGCCTTCAGTAATTCAATCTTTTTGTCTTTAGTCTTGGCACCATGAACTGCTCTGAATAGTTCAGAGACTAAAGGATTGTTAGGTAATTTTGCCATGATTAATCATCATCATTGTCATTTAGATCACCCTCGAATCTTATTGCAAGAAGTTCATCGGGTAATGGGTTCCCATTCGCATCAAACATTTCTGGATGGGAGTACTGAGGAGTAGTCTCTTGCACATAGCAACGAATGAGATATCCTATTGTAAGTCCAAGACCGAGTGTTAGTATTCCTACCATGACACTCAAGGCAATGATTGCCTGTTCCATACGTTTTCTCCAGTAAGGCAGTGGTTGAGTAGTTTTACTCAACAATAGTTCTGCTCCTTTATTTATAGAACCTATATCAGGTTCTTTTCTTGTAGGTAGTGTAGTGTGTCTTTGCATCCACCTATGTGTTTTTTATCAAGTTGAACTTGTGGAAAGGTGGCACCCTCCTCAAATTCTTGGTAGAATTGTGACTTTGTGAAGTCTCTGTCCAATTTATATTCGGTGACAGATATGTCAGTAGCAGCAAAGAGTTGTCTAACTCTCTCACACCACTGACAGTCATCTTTAGACCAAAGAACTGCTTTCATTCTTCTTGCTTTTCAAAAAGTATTCCTGTGAATACTTGATATTTAGTAGGTTTTTCTACGGGTAGCAAACTAGGTCTCTCGTGATTGGAGAAGAGAAATTGTGTGTCAGGTGATCCGCCCATTGGGATTTGGAATTGTATGCTTTCAATCAATAGATTTATATCAGCAGAGATACCATCATTGGAATCTGCCATTCTTCTAAATCCATTGCCAACATACCATTGACCTAAAACCACTGATAATGTAGCGACACCCCAGAAATAGTAGTATGTTCTACTCTTCTTTTGCCTCGGTTTCATTTTGTTTTATAAACTTCCTCATCATTTTAGCATACATTACGTCTTGTGCACTATACATGTCAGGATGTTTTTTTGCTCTCTTTATAAGTTGCTTCGCTACTCTTTTGTCTGATAATTTTTTCATACAAGTATTTATACTCACCAAAAGGTCTTCATTTTTCCTTCACGATGTACATCACTTGTGATACAATGCAACCCTCCATCCCAAAACCACCTATGTCTGAAGTTGACAATGTGAGGAGTGATACCATGTCTATCAAATGCATCAAATATTTTTTTATTATATGCAGTAACAATACAATTCTGCTCGTCAATTGGTAATACATTTACATCAAATACAGATTCCTCTGCATAAGTAACCCAATGATCTAACCATGTGTCAATGTATTCAATCAAATCATTATTATCTTCCTCTCCCTTGATCCACCATCTTCCTCTATTCTTTTCTTTCATTTTCAGAAATGGTTTGACTTGTTTCCATCCACTTTGAACTGTGACTACCTCCCAATCTGGATAGAAATTTTTATAATACTTCTCATCTTTTATTGCTATGATCAAACCCTCTTTGACAGGGTGCATCGCACCATCACCATGACCTGGCATGTCCACACCATGCACCCTGTGATCTGGAAATAATTTTTTCCACTTGTTGAGGAATGATCTTTCATTTAGTTTAGTAATTATATTATTATAATTGAAAAATAAATCTTTACCTAGTCTCCAACAATTAGCACTACTGATGTATTGATCGTAGACAATTGGCACATTGTGTTTCTCCAACCATCTCTGTACACTTGTCCACGCATATACTCTTTTATTACTAGGAAATTTTAGATTTGATCCTATAGTATTTGTTTCTGATGCTATTATAACTTTCTCTAATTCCTCCCTATCAATTCCTTGTAAAAATTTTAGTGGCATATCTCTCACATCTTTTCTATTTCTAAAAGATTCCACTGCTACCTGTTGTGATATTGGTCTACCTGGTTGAAGTAAATCTTCAAGATACTTTGCTAATACTTCTTCTTTACTTGATAGTTTTTCATTATTCCATAAACCAAAGTATAAACTTTCAACGTCAAAATTTTTCCCATAATTAGGACTAGGCATGTAAAATTTATCACCAATCTGTGCACTGAAATCTCTAGGGCACATGGGTGGAGGAGCATTCATCACACCATCGTGATTCTTATAATCATCAATATTATTAGAAATATCAAGTCTAATAATTTCTACATCAAACTCCTTCAACTTCGATATTAATTTTTGATAATCTTCTTCAGTCTCTATGGCAACACGTTCCATGGCAGACCTCACTTTTACATTATCAATCTCACTGTAAAATTCTGGAGGGTAGGATCTACCTACAATGCATACCTTTAGTGGATCAAAGCACTGATAAACTGAAACCATAAAAAAAGACCCCTAATATATAGAGGTCTGATCCATCTCGAACAATTATATTTATCCGATAGAAGGTGCAGTTAGTGCAACTGTTGAAGACTCAGCACATGCTAGGTCTAATGGGAAGTTGTGTGCATTTCTTTCATGCATAACTTCCATTCCTAAGTTTGCTCTGTTCAATACATCTGCCCATGTTGGTACAATCTTACCATTATTGTCTACTACAGACTGGTTGAAGTTGAAACCGTTTAGGTTGAATGCCATTGTGCAGATACCCATTGAAGTCAACCATACGCAGACTACTGGGAATACAGCAAGGAAGAAGTGTAAACTTCTTGAGTTGTTGAACGATGCATACTGGAAGATAAGTCTACCAAAGTATCCGTGTGCAGCAACGATGTTATATGTTTCTTCCTCTTGTCCAAACTTGTAACCATAATTCTGAGAAGTAAGACCTGTTGTCTCTCTAATCAAAGATGAAGTTACAAGTGAACCATGCATAGCAGAGAATAATGCTCCACCGAACATACCTGCTACACCTGCCATGTGGAATGGGTGCATCAATATGTTGTGTTCTGCTTGGAATACGAACATGAAGTTGAATGTTCCTGAGATACCTAGAGGCATACCATCAGAGAATGAACCCTGACCGAATGGATACACTAAAAATACAGCAAAGGCAGCAGATACAGGAGCTGAGTATGCTACACAGATCCATGGTCTCATACCTAAACGGTAGGAGAGTTCCCACTGTCTTCCCATGTATGCAGAGATACCAATGAGGAAGTGGAAGATTACCAACTGGTAAGGACCACCGTTGTAGAGCCACTCATCGACAGTAGCTGCTTCCCACATGGGGTAGAAGTGTAATCCAATTGCGTTGGAGGATGGTACTACAGCACCAGAGATGATGTTGTTACCATATAAGAATGAACCTGCGACAGGTTCTCTGATTCCGTCGATATCGACAGGAGGTGCAGCGATGAATGCTACGATGAAACAAGCAGCAGCAGCAAGTAGGCAAGGGATCATTAGAACACCAAACCAACCTACGTAGATGCGGTTGTTAGTTGAGGTTACCCAACCACAAAACTCGTCCCATCCTGAAAGCAAACCACCACGCTGGCGTGAAATAGTTGTCATTTAAGAATACGGGTATATGAGGGGGTAAGAAAAGACGTGATTTATACTCCCTGTAGGTCTTGGTTTAGGGGGAGTAGGAGATAACACAAAAGTCACTCCGTATTATTTATAGTAACAAAAATTTACAAACTTGTCAAGTCTTTGGTAAATTAGGTGTAAGAACATTCTTCCTTACATAATCTCTAAATGACCAACCCCAATCCCATACATGCATATCATGTAATTCATTGGGGAGATTAGTCAAACCTAATGATCTTTTCAATCTTCTTACCCAAAATGAATTACTCCTATTTGAATCAGTGTTTACAGGCCAATCGTTATTACCCTGTCTCACAATCTTAAAATTTATTTTATTTTGTATCGAGTATTTTCCATGAGTGGTCTTGATTGTAGTTGGATCATACCACCAATCACCTTGAGGTAACCACATCTGTGTAGAAGGATCCTTGACTTCTTGCCAATCAACTTGCCATATCTGATGCTCATCCTCAATGCCAGTGATAGGTCTTATCTCCTTCAGCAATTCGTAACACTCTTTCAACACGTCATTATATGTGCTTTGTTCAGAAAAATGACCTGCTTGTGGATGTCTTTTATTCCTAGCAATTTTAGACTTAGGCGATGTAAGATCAAGACCAATGGTCTCCCAATCATGTATCCTACTCCACTTCAATGATGTAAGTTGTCTCGCACAATCAAAAGATATCTGATCACGATTAGATCCTATCTTACTATACTTCCACCACAAGTCATGAAACTCTGCCATCTCATAATCAACTTGTCTCCATATGCATGTAAGAACTGGTGAATAATATTGTTTGAAATCATAATCAACTTTCTCCAAGGCATGAACAAGTTCTAACATTTGTTCTCTGCTGTTGAAGTTTGCACCAAAACCCTCCATGATTTCATTATGGAAAGTAAATCTATGTGGGTGCAGCATGTGAGTAAGAGGAACCTCTTTCAATATATTTTTTGATTTGTCAACCCACTCTTTCGTGTGAACATAACATCCATCTAACCATACTGTCTTAGATCCATTCGGAAATAATTTGTGAGGACATATCTTAGCAAAGGAAGATAACCTTCGAGGATCTCCATCTATTTCATCGTACACAAAGTCTGGAATATCCCTAAACTCCCAAGGTCCTTTCTTCTCGACCTTCCCGTCAGTAAAACAAACATACTTGACATTTGGATCGTAATACATGTCGTCTGGTATGGTGTCATAATAATTTGTTATGCTAGTATAAATTATTATCTGATCCATCTCTGGATCATCCCACTCAATAGCGTAAGAGTAGGATCCAGCATCACCATAAAAAGGTTTACTTGTGATACGATCTGTGCCTGATCTAAAATATTTTTTCCAATCATATAATCCAGTTACTTGAGTAAGAAAATCAACAAACTCAATTATATCAACATCCTCTTTATGATATACGTAGTCTCCACATTTATTATCCCACCACTCACCATTAGGACTTGCATCAGAAAATTTATTAATAATATCTCTTGAGTAAACTGTGTCACTTTTTTGTGCACATAATTGATACGCAACAGCAAATGATAATTGATCTCTTACACCACCCTTGTTATACCATTCCCACCACATATTATTGAACTCATGATCGTTCCAACTTCTCCAAATAATAGTGCACAATGGTGAGAAGTATTTTTCAAAATCAAATGTTGTGTCAGCAAGTTCAATTGTAAATTTCAATACATCATCTGGATCTACCCATCCCCTCTTCACATACTCTGCACACTCCTCCAAGTATGAATGTTTGTGTGGGTGTTCCATGTATGTAAAATTACCTTTACCAATTATCTCCTCGCTTATTTTTTTAAAATCATCATTGAGTAAGTGTACTTTTGATGCATCAATGTACACACTGGGTCCGTCAAAGGGACATAATATTTTATCTTTTCTACTACTTCTTATAGGATCACCAAGATCCTCTACCTCTGTAATAACCTGCACCCATTCTGGTGCTTGTAAATCTTTGATATAATTGTTTGTGTTTATAGTATAGTAAATCATATCACTCCAATTTTATTCATAAGAAAACTATGGTCATATTTTGTATATAGTTTTGGATGTAGACCTGTAATTTTATGCAACTCTTTTAGCAGTTCATCCTTTCTTTCATATTGTTTCACATCTCCTCTCTGTGGGTGTTTACCTCTTCTGCCAAATTTATTATAATAACCTAAAGGGATACCTGACTCCCCTCTATTTTCAATAATTGATGGTAATAAATCAATCTCTTTGAGTGCTTTATCAAATGCTATTTGATCTCTATTACATCCTATAAGAGACCACTCATACCATGTCTCATTAAATTTTATAATTTCTGGTGTTATTGTTCTCCATAAAATTGTTCCAAGAGGACTAGAATATTTCCTAAAATCATATCCCGCTTCTTTCAACTTTTGTGTAAGAATAATTGCATCATCAAAAGAAAAGAAGGCACAAAGAAAACCCTCTAATATTTCATCATAGTATGTGAATTTTGATGGGTGTCTTATGATAGTAAATGGAAAACATGTTCGACTTACCTTGAGGAATGTAGAAGTTTGTTGATAGCATGCGTCTATCCATATAGTTTTTGATCCTTCGGGAAAAAATAGATGTGGATTCGCTTTAGGATAAAATGATAATCTTCTTGGGCAATCGATATCAACATCTAATTTTATGTATTCCCATGGTTCTATGGATGTGTCTATTGTACCATCATGAAAACAAACATATCTGACATGTGGGTGATAATAATTGCTTGGTACAAATTCATCATAACCATTTGTAATACACGTGTAGACTATAATGTCATGCATATCAGTAAATGTATTCTTATAAAATTTTTTATTTTCATTTGAGAATATTTTACGTATAGTATCAATCATATTCTCGTTATATTGATATGCATAACGATTTTTTCTCTTACCATCTAAAGGCACTTCTTCTACTTTTGACATAGTTTTATGTATCTTGTATGATGCATCATACGGTTTTATCCTATTGCTATTAGAAATATCAATTACAAGGTCAACTCTATGTGCCTTTAGAACTAAAAACTCTGCGATAGAACTTGATATTTGATCTCTGTTTACACCAACATTATACCACTCTCTCCACACCTTACACCACTCAATAATCTTTGGTGTCAATTTTCTCCACACGACACAGTTTATGGTTTGATCATAAAATTTTAGTGGGAAATTGATATCCTTGATACGTTTACACATATCAAATATTTCTTCTTTAGTAGAGAATCCATGATCGTATAATTTTTTAAATTCATAAATTAAAGTTCTTTTATTTGGATGTTTTTGAAGAACAAAATCATGTTCCTCAAAAATTTTTTCTGAGAAACTTATAAGTTCCTCAGTTATTGCATAGGAAGCATCAATCCACACAGTCACAGTATTAGGTTCAAAGTATAAGTGTGGACAATGTTTAGGGTGATATGATTTTCTTACTGGACAGTCTTCATCTATTTCGATTTCTCTATATTCCCACCCTTCTGTGTCAGGTTTATCTCCATCATGAAAACAAATAAATTTTGCATTAGATTTAGGCGGTGGTGCTAACTCATCATATCCATTTGTTATTGCTGTGTAAAATATCATCCATTCAATCCATCTCTAGGTTTTAATTTACCCATTTTCTCACCTAAAATTCTATTTGTAACATCACCTGGTTCACGTGAGAACCACCCTGTCGCTATGTATTTTGATACATTACCTGTAAGAAAAGAACCTCTATGCACATGAGTATATGCTGCTGGCCACAACACTACGGTGCCTTTCTTTGGTTGGAATGATATTTCTTGATGAAAGAAATCTGTTGCTCCACCATTTTCAAAAGGAATATCGTTTAGGTAAATCATCCATGTCAGAACTCTATCTCTATACAAAAAACTACCATTTTCTGAGTGCCATATATGATACCCACCACCAGAATTAGTCTTCTGAATTTTACATGTCCACGATGATAGTGGATCTGATGAATCTAATAAACCTTTCCACTTATTAGCATAAATTTCAAATGCTCCTCCCACTGCCTGATTGACCTCCATCGCAAGAGCAGGGTCAGAAATCTCAAGATATAATTGTTGATCCTTTCTTCCAAAATCACCATATTCTTTAAATTGCTTGCTTCCATCACTCTTAGGTGACAATGTTAGATCTCTACCTGCCACCTCTGTGACCTTCACTTCCTCGATATGTTTTTTACTATACCAAAACTCGAATGATTCAACAACTGCATCACAGAATTCCCACTTAACAAAGTTATCAAAAACACCTATCGCACCATGATCTACCATTCCAGAAAAATCTGGTTGTTTGAATTTGTCATCAAGAATTACTTCAGACATTTTTTGCCTCCTCTTTGCCTTGGTTAATGTATACCTGTGGTGGTATTCTACCACAGTATTCATCTAATTGCATCACTTCTTGTATCTTGACATCAGCACCATTCTCTCTCCAAAAATCAGTGAGTGCATGATTACTATTCTTGTGAAAAATTTCTATATGTTCTTCGTGTATTGCAGAACCCATGTCTAATCTATAATTGAATAATGGAGTAGCATATGATTTACCACTGTCAAGTATCAAGTCTTCGGAGACTGCTCTTGGTCTGATGTTTTGATCGATTTTCCACTGCGATCCCCTGCTGTGAAGTTTGAGAAGTTTAGTTGCATGATGACGAGTAATAAGGTAGCAAGCAGCAGAAAAGTCATTGATAAATCTATGGTGTAATTTTAATGTTATTCCATTAGGATTTATGATCGTCAATTGTAGACAATCAAATGCCACAGGAACTCTACGTCTGACATCTTTCCATGTAAAATTCCAATGACCTGCTAAAGATAAATCAACATCATCCTCCATGATAAAAATCTCATCATGATCTGTTTCTTCCACAAAATATTTGAGTGCAGATAGATGAGACATAACACATGCTATCTCACCATCATTCATACTTGGTGGCACAGTTCCCTTGAGATACGATTCATAGTCAGCACCATCAATACCAGAGATCCTATGATGATCTTTGATATCCCAGTAATCAAACTGTTCCTCCATATATTTTTTTCTATCAGGAAATCTGTCAAGATTTATCCACAAGACAGGAGGGAAGTTTGCTAATTTAAATATCGCTTTATTCCTATCCATTTCTCCTCTTGATATAATCTGCCTCTTTGTAATATTTTAGTAGAGATTCTTTACCTTTTACTTTTAGTTCTTCCCAAAGTTTTTTATTATCCTCACAATATGGATTGTTGAACCATGAATTTTTTGTTCTACCATGTTCAAGATGAAATATATTCTCTGTCAACCTTGCGACACTTGATAGTAAATTGAATCTAAAATATCTTTCATCATCTTCATACCCATATGCTATAAAGTTTTCATTCTCACCACCCAATCTTTTATATTCCTCAGTATCAAAGAATTGACAGAAACCATACTTGGCATCCCATTTTCTTAATCTTCCATTGAACGCTTCAAAATTAAATCCACTATTCACAAATGCAGTTGCATGTTCATCAGCAATATGACATTGATATTGATACTCACCCATACCATATGGATATACAACCTTCACAGGTTGACCACCCTCTCTATCAGGATGCACCCACCCTTTTGATATCATGTTAGTTGCGTGTACATAAGAATCTATAGGTAAAATTACATCACTATCATAATTAGCAACCACTGGTGTTTTTACCATCCATAACATGTCATTTAATATTTTTGTTCTATGAAAAGTAAACTCATCACTCTTCTCAAAAATGTGATGAATACTTTCAAGCATCTCTGGTTCAAGTGCTTGCTCCAATAGTGGTTGTACGTCACGTAAGAATATAGATTCTTTATCTACTTCTTTGACAATAATTCTACATGCAAAATTACGAGTGAGATATATCAACGTGGTTATAATATTTCTCATACGATCAGCAGTCTCAATCCTAAGTGGTATGATAAACGTACACTTGAGAAGATCGTATCTGTTTACTTCTTGTCCCTCTATCATATTACCTCCCAATTATCACAATATAAATCTGAAGTGTCATGTGCTGCAGTGTAACCATGACCAAACCATTTCTTTGGTGCAATAATTCTCTTGTCGGGATTTTTACTCAACCATGATCCCCACCATGAGAACGATGAATTAGCAATAATAAAATCAGAACACATACTCATCATGCACAAATCCGCAAGATTGTCACCACCTTCTGAGATAAGGAACCTGTCATCAGGGAACTCAGTGCCACACCATTTAGGATCATCAGAAAAAATAACCACTGTGCGACGGTTATCAAACTTTGACAATGCAGTATCATAATATTTTTTGGGGCAGATTGGATGATTATCGCAACCGTAGTCACCATGTCTCACATGTAATGCGATAGGATCTTGAACAGTTGAGATCATGTCTTCACATGGTGCTTTGATTTCATTTTTGAATTCAAAGTCTTCTCTTATTTCTTTCTCTATAATATCAAAATATTTTGTGCTTTGCAAATATCCATACACATTATGATTGTCTGGCATATTATCATACAAATTTTTATCAAAATG